CATTAGTTATCTACACTAAGTCAGAAACATCTGAGCCTATAGTGATAGGCACTGATAGAGTTATGAGTAGAGAATTATCAGTAGTAGTAGAAGGATATGCAAAAGCTACTAGTAACTTTGATGATACTATTGATACAATAAGCAAAGAAGTTGAAGAAGCAATAGCAGCAGATAGAACTTTAGATGGATTAGCTAAAGACTGTTATTTAGAATCAACTGAAATAGAGTTTAATGGTGAAGGTGAGAAACCACTAGGATATGTGAGTTTAACCTTTTTAACTAATTACTATGTTCAGGAAACAAATCCTGATGTAGCAGTATAGGAGACAAATTATGAAAATGATTAGTCCTGATGGTAAAGTTTCTATAAAAGCTCATCCTTCTAAGGTTGAGTCTTTATTGAATATGGGTTGGAAAGAGGAAGCAGTCCATTCGCAAGATAAAATTAAATCTTCTTCTAAGAAAAAGTCGAAAGACGAGGTAGAAAATGGCAACACATAAAGGAAGTGAAGGAACTGTAAAAGTCGGTTCTAATGCTGTAGCTGAAATTAGGTCTTACTCAATCGAAGAATCTGCTGATACTTTAGAAGATACTTCAATGGGTGATTCTGCTAGAACATATAAATCATCATTGACTTCTTTCTCAGGAAGTTTAGATGTATTTTGGGATGAGACTGATACTAGTGGTCAAGGTGCTTTAACTATTGGCTCAGAAGTAACACTAAATGTTTATCCTGAAGGAGATACATCAGGTGATACTTATTATACTGGTTCAGCTATTGTTACTGGCGTTTCAAGAAGTGCATCATTTGATGGATTGATTGAAGCTAGTATTTCAGTGCAGGGCAATGGTGCTTTAACATCAACAACAGTATAAGACTATGAAACTTATAGAAAAGGCTAAAGCTCATTTTGACTCATTAGATGTCAAAGAGATTGAGATACCTGAATGGAGTGATGGAGATGAGGTTCTTAAAGTATATGCGAAGCCATTAACGCTAGCAGAAATGTCTAAATTGCAAAGATATGCAAAAGATGATGATGTAGCATTGATGGCTTATTGCTTAATATACAAAGCCTTAGATTCTGATGGTGAAAAAGTATTTGACCTATCAGATAAACATACACTTATGAATGGTGTAGATAAAGATGTGCTTGCAAGAGTTGCAACTGAAATCATGTCATCACCAAGTGTAGAAGAACAAGCAAAAAAGTAGCTGGGGATAAGGACTTATTTGCTAAATATTATCTAGCTGAAATGTTGCATTGCACACTTCAGGAACTAGAAGAAAAGATGACCTTATCCGAGTTTACAGGATGGTTAGCATACTTAGAGGAAAAGAATAGGCAGATAAAAAATGGCAACTGATTATAAATTAAGAATTAAAGCTCAAGACCAAACTAAAAAAGGTTTTAATTCAGTTAATAAAAATATTAACTCAACGCAACAGTCTATGAAAAAATTAGCTGGTGCTTTTGCTGGTGTTTTTGCTGTAAGACAGATTGTGCAATTTGGAAATGAAGCATTACAGTTGGCTGATAATATTGGTAAAACTGCTGATAGTTTAAAAGTATCTACAGAATTTTTACAAAAATATCAATTTGCTGCTGGTCAATCAGGAATGTCTACTGAAGAATTTAATAAAAGCATGATGGTTTTCTCAAAACTTGTTGGTCAGGCTAGTATTAGAACATCTGAAGTAGGAAGAACTCTTGAAAAGTTTGGTATACAAATAAAAGATGCTAATGGTGAAAGCAGGGCTGTTGAAGATGTTTTCTTAGATTTAATGAAAGCATTAGATGGTGTTGAAAATGCTTTTGAAAGAAATGCAATTTTAGCAGATGTTTTTGGTAGGGCTGGTTTAAAAATGTCAGTTCTAATGAAGGATGGTTCTGAAGCTATGAAAGATTTAGCAGAATCTGCTGATGGCATAATGACTGAAGAAACTATAAGAAAAGCAGAAGCATTTAACGACACAATGGCAAGATTAAAAAGGCAAATTCTTATGCCATTACAAAGTGCTTTTATTAATACATCTAAAGCCATTCTTGATTTTGCTGAAGCTATGGGTTTAATCAAGCCTGATTTGTTCACTAAAAGTACAGAACAGCTAAATACTGCTTTAAATGAACAAAATGATATTTTAGATAGGTTACTAGTAACTCGAAAGGGTATTAATAAAAGTAATTATCAAGGTTTAGCACAAACTGATAGACAAATAAAAAAGGCTGAAGAAGAAATTGCATTATTAACACAGGCATTAGAACAAAGAAAAAAACAAGCTGAAATTGCAGCAAGGCTAAAAGCAAATACAGATGAAAATAATGCTTCTGAAAATAATCTAAATAACACAATAAAAGAAAGTATTTTAATAACAAAAGATTTTGCAGATACAGTAGAAGGTCAATTAACAAATGCTTTTAAAAACTTCTTTGATGCAACAAATCAACAATTTTTAGATTTTAAAGATTTAGCTACCTCTATTGCTAGAGCAGTAATAAATGAATTAATAAATGTTTTTATTATTCAAAAAGCTGTTGGAATGGTTAAGGGTAAGATTGGCGATATACAAAGTGCTATTGAATACAATAGATTAACTGATGGCGATACTTTATTTGATAGTTTTTCAGGTGGTGGATATACAGGGCAAGGAATAAGAGCAGGTGGAATGGATGGCAAGGGTGGTTTCATGGCTATGGTTCATCCTAACGAAACAGTTATTGACCATACAAAAGGACAAGGCATGCCAGCAGCACCTACAGTCAACTTCAATATATCAACAGTAGATGCTGCTGGATTTGACCAGTTACTAGCATCAAGAAAAGGATTAATAACATCAATCATAAACAATGCCATGAATAATCAAGGCAAAATGGGAGTTGTATAATGTCAGGACAATTTCCAACATCTCCTAATTTTAGAAGTTTAAATTTTAAAGATAATAGACCTACATTAATTAATCAGACTTTATCAGGTAGAAAACAAGTCAGACAAATAGGTAGTCAATATTTTTCTTTTACAGTTGCAATGCCACCTTTACAACAAGAAAAGGCTCAAGAAGTATTTGCATTTTTACAAAAACAAAAAGGTTCTTTTGAGGACTTTACTATAGTTGCACCACTAGATAACTTAGGTGCAGGCAAGTCAGAAACAGATATCCAAGTAGTTGGAGCACATACATCAGGAGATGCTTCTATAGCCTTAGATGGCTTTACAGCTAATCAAACAGGTGCTTTAAAGGCTGGAGATTTAATCAAGTTTGCTAATCATAGTAAAGTTTACATGGTTCAATCAGATATTGATTCTGATGGTAGTGGAGCATTAACAGTTCTTATATCACCTAATCTAGTAGCATCTCTAGCAGATAATGAAGCTGTTACTGTAAATAAACCTAGTTTCACTGTTTATCTTGAAAATAATGAGATTATGTATTCAACAGATGCTAGTGGTTTTTATAGTATTTCATTTGATGTTAGAGAGGTTATAACCTAATGCCTAGAAGTTTATCATCTGATTTACAAACTCAAGTATCATCAACAGCAACTAAAACAGCTTTTCTAGTTGAACTCAACTTATCATCTACTATCAGGCTGACTGATTGGTATTCTAATGTAACTTATGATTCTAATAGCTATGAAGCTGGTGGTTCTTTTTTATCTATAGATTCAACAACTGAAACTGGACAACTACAAGTTAACGAAATTAATTTAGGATTTTCTAATATTACTGACCAAGTTAGGTCATTGGTTCAAGATGGTGCTTTTACAGATAAAACAGTTGACATATATTTAGCATACTTTAATGCAGATGAAACTATTGTAGGTGCAATAAATTACTTTACTGGGCAAATTAGAAACGTAGTTATATCTGAAACATTAGAAAGCTCAACATTGAATATGACAGTTGCATCACATTGGGCAAACTGGAATTTAACTATGGGCAGACATTATTCAGATGAATCTCAACAAACTTTTAGTTCAGGTGACAAAGGTATGGAATTTGCAACGCAAGTTAAAGAAGATGTTAGGTGGGGGATGTAATGTTTGAATTTTTTGCAGCTATTGGTGAGTGGTACGCTAAAACAAAATGGATTCAAAATGTTGTAACTGCTGTTCAAATAATTACTGCTGTTATGGGAGTAAAAGGATTTTTGCAAGCAAAAAATATGCTTGGCAAAGGTCAAGATATATTAGCTAATAAAACATCTGCTGGTGGAAAGATACCTGTTATCTATGGAACTAGAAGGGTTGGTGCTCAGATTATCTATATGGATGTATCAGGGAATGACTCAAGAGATTTATATGTTGTCTATGCTTTATCAGTTGGTGAATGTGATGAAATACTAGGTAGGACTATTGAGCTAGATGGTAATCCTTTAACTGATTCAGCAAGATTTAGAGATGGTGGTTATATAGGTTCAGATAAAATATCTTCAGGTTCAGGTTCATTAAATACAGTTTCACAAAATGGTACTGGTATTGATGCTGGTGCTGGTCAATTTGGTACAAGTCCTACATCTAAATATAGATATGTTATGAATCTACATCATGGAGCTGCATCACAGACAGCAGACCCAATGCTTGTTGCTTCTATGCCTAACTGGACTTCTGCTCATAAGCTAAATGGTGTTTGTTATATAGCTGCTCATTATGGCTATGATAAAGAGGGTATATGGTCAGGAGTGCCACAACTAACAGTTCAGGTTAGGGGTAAGAAGGTTTATGACCCAAGAGATTCAGGTCAAACATTCGGAACTCCATCCACTTATGAATTTTCTGATAATCCAGCTTTATGTTTCTTAGATTACATTACTAACAATGAATATGGAAAAGGTTTAACAGCATCACAAATTAATATGACTACATTTAGCTCTGCTGCTAATGTTTGTGATACAGAGGTTGACCAGCCTTATTTTAATGGTTCAGCACAATCACTTACTTGGAGTGCAAATAGTGGTGATAACTTCTTGACTATTGCAGGAGTAAATCCCAATGATGTTTGGTGGCAAAACAAAATAGGTGAGTTATTAGATTTATTTGATGCTAATGGTAATGGTGTTATAGATGGTGATGAAATTATTGATGTGCAAAGAAATCAATTCTTTGATTCTAATGAAGAATATATTATTTATATAAATAGCACTTTTAGTGGCACCTATTCTTCTCAAACTGGCTCTTCATTATTAAAAGTTAAAAGATTTCACTGCAATGGTTATTTAGATACAAATAAAAATGTAATGGAAAATGCTAAAGAGCTTCTTGCTAATATGAGAGGTATTTTTCTTTATATTAATGGTCAGTATGAATTATCAATAGAAGATACAGGCACTTCATCATTTAGCATTAATGATAATCATATAATCTCTGATGCTGGTATATCAGTTGACTATGGCAACAAAGATAAAAAAGCAAATAAAGTTATTGTTGAGTTCTTCAATGCTAATAAAAAATATGAATTAGATACAGCTACAGTTTTACATGATGCAAATCCTGAATATTATTCAGATGATGGTGATGAGATATTAGAAATTAAAGCTGAGTTCCCTTATATAAGCGACCCTTACATAGCTTATAACATGGGTAAGGCAATCTTAACTAGAAGTAGAAATCAGACCACTATGCAGTTCTTAGGAACTCCTGAGATGTATAAACTTAATGTAGGAGACATAGTAGATTTAACTTATGCAGGTTTAGGATTCTCAGGTAAAGTTTGTAGAGTTGAAGCATTAGAATTACAGTCAAGCGGTTTAGTTGCAGTCAGCCTAATAGAATACTTTGATGTTTATACATGGGAAGTACCACCTCAAGAACCAGTAGAAGAACTAGCTAACTTACCTTCCGCTTATGCAGTAAAAGCTCCAACAGGATTATCATTTACTGATACTGATTCTAGTTCTACAGGTAGACCATTCTTATCTTGGAATGAGCCAACAGATTTTCCTGATTATCAATATAGAGTTAATGTTGTAGATAGTTCTAGCAATCAAGTTCTGAATAGAATAGTAGATGTAGAAAATTGTGATTTAAACTTTTTACCAGTTGATGCTAACTATGTTGCAAGTGTTAGCTCATTAAATACTTTGGGTTCAGAATCATCTCCAGCTACTTTAACTTTTACTATTGGTGATGCTCCTACAGGAACAACTGATATTCAAGATGATGCTATTGTTACAAATAAAGTTAATGATTTGGCAATCACTACAGGTAAAATTGCAGACTTAGCTATAACCAATGCAAAGATAGCTAATGCAATTATTGATACAGCAAAAATTGCTGATGCTAGTATTACAACTGCAAAGATAGCAAATTTAGCTGTTACTGATGCAAAGATTAATTCATTAACAGCAGATAAAATTACAGCAGGAACTATAGATGCTTCAGTAATTACTGTAAATAATTTAGATGCAGATAATATTAGTACAGGTACTTTAAGTGCTGATAATATTCAAATAGATAATGTCACTTTAGATACTGATGGCAGTGGTAATCTAATTATTAAATCAGGTGGTGTAGATACAGGTCAAATAGCAAATGGTGCTATTACAACAGTTTTAATAAATGATGATGCTATTAGTACGGCTAAGATTATTGATGATGCTGTAACTAATGCTTTAATAGCAACTGATGCTGTCAATCAAGATAGTATTGCAGCTAATTCAGTCACAGCTTTAGAAATAGTAGCTAATACTATAACTGCATCAGAAATATCAGCAAGTACAATAACAGCAGCACAAATAGCAAGTAATACTATCACAGCAGGAGAAATAGCAACAGGAACTTTAACTTCTGCTTCAGGTGTATTTGGAACTATATCTGCAAACGATATAACCACTGGCACCTTAAATGCATCAAATGTAACTGTTTCTAATTTAAATGCAGACAATATAACAACTGGTAGTTTAAATGCAGATTTATTACAAATAGATGATGTAACTATTGATACTGATGGTAGTGGTAATCTAATTATCAAATCAGGTGGAGTAGATACAACTCAGATAGCAAACAATGCTGTTACCGATGCAAAAGTTTCCAATCTTAGTGCTAATAGTATTACAACAGGAACATTAGATTCAGGTCTTATTAATGTTGATACTCTTAATGTTAAATATTTTGCTAATGTCAGTACAAAAATATATGACCATCAAACAACAGCAGTAGCAGTTCCATTATTAAAATATGGATCTGCAATAAGAGGAGCTGGTGGTAATACAACATATACAGGTTCAAATGCTTCTTTTGTACCCTTTACAATAACTCAAATTAGAAACAACGCATCTTATACCGCAACATTATCAGCAGTATTAGGTGATGTTAATGGTGGTAGAGTGCAATATTCACTAGATAATTCTAACTGGGTTAATGCTTCTGGCGGTAGTACCAATATTTATTGGAGTGCTGGAACTT